TGATCAGCGCCGCGACCGGATCCGGCTCGGCGCTCGCCGCGCGCGCCAGATCGGCGACGCGCTTGTTAAGCGTCGTTTCCACCAGCGTTTCGGCGTTGCGCTTCGTGCGCCCCGCCGTGATGAACGCCTCGCGCATGGCGACGGACCCCTTCGAACGGGGCTTGATGCCCATGGCGACCGCCGCGAGCGCGGCCAAGATGTACTGCCTGTACTCGGCGTCGTTTCGCATCCCGCGCACGGTCGCGGCTTCCTCGCTCAGCACCGCGAGGCGGGACTGCAAGGCGAGCGCCTCGGCGAAGGTGGCATTCTGATTCACGTCGATGACGGACACGGCGGTCTTGTGCTTGGCCATGGTATCGGTTCCTTTCGGTCTAGAGCCCACTAGTGGGTTTCGCTTCGGGTTATCTCTGGGCGCGATTCGGCCCAGAGAGAGTGTCTCACAAAAACTGCCGCCTAGCACATTACAAATTTTTAATGTTCACTTGGCACGGTTTTTGCTTAGCTTGCAAGATCCATGCCAAAACGTGACAGGTAATTTTATTGCGTGTTTGGGTAATAAAATTGCTTTAGGGGCCTTGCCAGCTCAACTTTGGGTAATTATGTTGCGCGTTTGGGTAATAAAATTGCGTTGTGCGGTAACCCATTGAAAACGCTCACATATAAAGGTATGCGCATATGTGCATCCCTGCAAGCGTGACAGGTGTGACATTCTTGCAACACTCGGGCGGGATGCGTGACATTTATGCAACACGGGCAGGGTGTGACAGGTAAGACACACATGTGGCAGGAAAGATACAATAACCACAAGATGCGAAGGGTCACGATTTGTTCCATGTGTAACATGGAAAGCACATACAAAATGGATACAATCTTAGGTTTATTTAGGTCTAAATTGCCCCAGATTGATTGTGACAGGTCGCGCGCAGGGCGCGTGAGACCCCACCCCAAAGACAACCGCAGCTTGCAAATATATAATACCCCACCCACCCACACAGAGTAAAAAACAGGGCTTGACAATGCTGAAAATGAAAAAGGCCCCTTGTCTTAAAACACAAAAGGGCCACCCACCAAAATATTTTCAAAAACAAGGCTTGCTAGTACTCAATAGATCTTGACAAACCGTCTCTCTGTATATCTTCTTATATGTATCTTTAAAGGATAATCTTCTAATAGTAGATCTTTAAAAGATAAACTATAAGAGATATCTTTAAGAACTACTACAGAGACCCTATATAGATCTCCATCGTCCTATCTAGAGCGTTAGTGTACCATATCTTCTTGTCTTTGTAAAGGGCTTTTGCTAAAATTTTCAAAGACCTAAGTATTGAAAGGACTTTAAAAGTACATGAACGACACTACAGATGGTGGTAATAAGGACAATCAAGAAGAAAAGACTCTAGATGTAGTACCAATTGTCCCTAAAAGGGGTCGTGGTAGACCTAAGAAGATCAGAAAGACAGTGGAAGAACTTCTTTTGGAGGCTTCGGAAAGGCTTCAACGTCCAGTTGGTGGTGTGTCGGCTCCGTCAATAGCCTCTAAAACGCCAGAAAAGGCCCCTCAGAGCGTCGAAGAGGTTCCTGCCGCGCCAGCGGCGCTTGCTGATATTCAGCTAGCCTACGAGACCATTCAACGCTCCTTAAGGGTCATAGCAAGCAGGAGGGCAAACAGGGATTTCCTGACCTACATCCGGATGATGGCTCCAAAAGTGGTTGACGGGTTCAAGATGGGGCGTCACATTGAGGTCATTGCCCAGAAGTTGCAGATGGTGGTAGATGGAAAGATCAAGAGGTTGATGGTTTTCCTTCCACCACGCTCAAGCAAGTCGGTAATCTGCTCAAAGTTGTTCCCTTCGTGGTACATAGGCAGGAATCCGAAGCACGAAATCATGACAATCAGCCACTCGGACCAGTTGGCAAGTGATTTTGGTCGGTCTGTCCGTGACATTGTCGATATGCCAGAGTTCACGACTGTCTTCAATGGTGTCCAGCTAAGGCAGGACGTACGAGCATCCGGCAAGTGGATGACAAACAAGAATGGATCCTACTACGCTGCTGGTGTCCGAAGCCAGATCGCGGGTAGAGGCGCACATATCGCCATATTGGACGATGCCATGTCGGAAGAAGATGCCATTTCTTCGGCTGGTCGCAAGTACATCAAGGAATGGTGGCCTAGTGGCTTGCGTACTCGTCTGATGCCCAATGGGTCGATCATCATCATCAACACCAGATACCACCACGATGATCTCTGTGGGTGGCTTCTACGGCAGGAAGAAAAGATGGATATCCCATTTTCCAAAAGGTGGGATGTAATCCGTATTCCAGCGTGGCTGGACAGGCACTCGGCAAAGTTGCTGGATCTTCCGGAGGGTTCAAGCTACTTTCCAGAGTGGAAACCAGATGAAGTACTGGCATTGGACGAGCAGGAAATCCGTGCAACCAACGGTAGTAGGTATTGGGAAAGCCTTTACATGCAGAACCCGATGCCGGACGAAGGCGGCATCATCAAGAAAAACTGGATTACTTGGTGGGAGGGTCATGAACCACCACGATGTGACTTCATCATCCAGACCTACGACACTGCATTTTCTACAAGGACGACGGCAGACTACAGCGTCATCCAGACATGGGGCATCTTCAACAACATTGACACAAATGAATTGAATGGTGTAGAGACGGTAACGTCAAACTTGATCCTATTGGGCAACATGAAGGGTAGATACGAGTATCCTGAACTTCGCAGGATTGCGGCTCAAGAGTACAGGAAGCATAGACCCGATATCTGCATTGTTGAAAAGAAGGCTAGTGGTCAATCTCTGATTCAGGATATGAGAAAGTCTGGACTGCCAGTATTGGAATACACACCAGACAAGGACAAGGTATCCCGCGTCTACTCCGCATCGCCAATGTTTGAGTCAAGGCGTGTGTGGCTGCCAAAGGATCGTAGTTGGTCAAATGACTTGTTTGATGAATTGATTGGATTTCCATACGCACAGCACGATGACCAAGTCGATGCATGCATAATGGCAGTGCATTACGTAAAGGAAAGCTGGCGTCTTCTTCATCCAGAAGACAAGAAGTGGCTTGATGATGAGGATCGTCGCAAGACCAAGCGAGTTGCGTACTGGCGTGTTTGATGCTATTCTCTATTAAAAGGAAATCTTTGTGTAGATGAGTGCTTTGACTGATATTTTGCAGATGGTTGTAAAAGGTCTTCCAAAGACTACTGCAAGGGAATCTGCTAAAAGTGGAATTGAAGGCTTAGAACAGATTGCCAAGAGAACACTAAAGACTGAAGGCGACGATACTGGAAAGATCCTTCAAAGAGAAGCAGTATCCAATATAGCTGAAACAGAAGCTAGACAAATTCCATTGATTGACTATCCAATGCCAAAGCAAGAATGGTGGCAGGATGAACTTGAGAGAACTGGAAAGATAACACTTTGGCATGGTACTGATAAACGAAATCTACCAAATATTCAGAAAAGCGGAATTCTTCCAGATGGCAATAACAAGACATACGCATCTCTAGACCCAGATACTGGATTTGGTTATGGTCAGATGGCTAGAGGAGAAAAAGCTTTCTTGCAGGATGCAAAGAAAGGTAAAGCTAAGAATAATCCATTTGAAGATAGAGCACTACTTCAACTAGAAATTCCAAAAGAGTACTTTGAAAAATACTTGGCTGATCAAGGAAGCAACTTTAGTGTTGATCGTCTTCTATCTCCAAATGCAAGAGAAAAGTTCCGACCATATGATTTTGATCTCAATCAACCGTACTACGCACTAACGGAACTAAGATTTAATGGACCAATTCCACCAGAGTTCATTGTTGGGTGGACACAACGTCCAGATAGAAAGTTAATGAAGAAAGCTACTGAGAAATTTTCTGGTGGATCAATAGTAGTCAAGAATCCATATCGTCGATAAGTAAAAAGGAAAGAAAGAACACATGGCTGTAGAGCGTAATCCTTTTGATAAGATGGAAGATACTGCTGAACCAAAGATTGAAATCGAGCAGACTGATTTCAGCGGTTCAGAGACTTCCATTGAGGTTGATCCAATCAGCGGAGAAGTTACCGTCGAATTTGAATCCTCTGAAATGGAGGATGAAGACCCAAATGGAATGGAAGACGAAGAGGATTTCTACAGGAACCTAGCTGACGATCTGGATGATCAGCTACTTAATGAAATCTCAAGCATGGTGTTTGACCACTTTGAAGCCGACAAGCAGTCAAGGGCTGAGTGGGAAAGCATGTTTGAGAGAGGTTTTGATCTTCTCGGTCTGAAGCTTGAGGAGACATCAGAGCCATTTGAAGGTGCTTGCACGGCAGTACATCCTGTCCTAATTGAGTCAGCAGTCAAGTTCCAGTCAAAGGCTACTCAGGAACTCTTTCCTCCTGCTGGTCCAGTTAAGACGCAGATTTTAGGTGAATTTAGCGTTGAGCGTGAAAACCAAGCCAAGCGCATCAAGGAGTTCATGAACTACCAGATCACTGAACTCATGCCAGAATACTTTGATGAGTTTGAGCGGATGCTATTCCATCTGCCACTTATTGGATCCGCATTCAAGAAGATCTACTTTGACGAGAACCTTAATAGACCAGTTTCAGAGTTTGTCCCTATTGACCAGTTCTACGTGTCCTACAATGCAACTGATCTTCGTAGGGCAGATCGGTACACGCATGTAATTTACTACAGTCCAGTAGAGATGATCAGAGCAGTTTCATCCGGTAGGTTTCGTGATGTAAGCCTGACTGATGCTCCAATGCCAAAGCAGACAACCATTGGTCAGAAGATTGATTCGATCATGGGCATGTCTCCATCCCTTAGCATGGATCCCCAGTACACGGTACTGGAGCATCACTGCTATCTGGAGCTACCAAAGAAGTTTATTCCAAAGGGTCATAACGAAATGGTTCCACTTCCGTATATCATTACGGTAGAGGATGAAAGCAGGAAGGTCTTGTCTATCCGAAGGAACTATGACAAAGATGACAAGCGCAAGGAAAAGAAGATCTACTTTACGCACTACAAGTTTGTACCGGGTTTCGGATTCTACGGATTAGGTCTTATTCATTTCCTTGGAAACATGACGCTGACGGCTACTGCCGCAATGCGTAGTCTTGTTGATGCTGGTCAGTTTGCAAACCTAGCTGGCGGTTTCAAGGCAAAGGGTGTCCGTATTGTAGGAGACAACAATCCTATTGCACCCGGTGAATGGAAGGAAGTCGAGGCAGTCGGTAATGATCTGACAAAGATGATCATTCCACTACCGTACAAGGAGCCTTCCCAGACACTATTCCAGATGCTCCAGTTCATCAGTGCAGCAGCCCAGAAGTTTGCCGACACGACCGAACAGGTAATCTCGGAAGCTGGTAACTACGGTCCTGTCGGTACTACGATGGCTCTACTGGAGGCTTCAAGCAAGTTCTTCAGTGCAATCCACAAGCGTCTGCATAAGGCACAGAAGGAAGAGTTCAAGCTTCTAGCTCGCATCAACTACGAGTATCTTCCAGAAGAGAGCGGCTTGGATGTTCCAGACGGAACACTTGTTATTTTCCGTTCTGACTTTGATGGCAAGATTGACGTAGTTCCAGTATCTGATCCAAACATCCCATCAAATGCACACAGGATGATGATGGCTCAGATGGCAATGAACCTTGCACAGTCATCTCCACCCGGCATGTTTGATATGGAGGTTCTTAACAGGACAATCCTACAGGCAGCAAACATTCCAAATCTGGACAAGATCATGCCCCGCAAGGTGGAACCAGTTCCTCTTGATCCGGTCTCGTATATCGCTGCTGCCGTCAAGGGTCTGCCAATCAGGGCATTTGTTGGTCAGAACCACGACGCACACGTTCAAGCAAAGATGATGTACTTGCAAGACCCAATGAATGGAGCAAGTCCAATCATGCAGCGTGTAGCTCCAATCCTACAGGCCAACATCCAAGAACACATGGTCATGAAGTACCAAGA